CTCAATTTCTACCTCCGCTTCTGTCATTATAACAACTCTAGCACCACATGGTAATATTGGTTTATCATTCCCACCATAGATGACTTCACTGGGACCATTTATCTTTACTCTATGTCCGTATGTGTTCTTTCTTCCCTCTTTTACTGTGAGAACAGGAACATTTGTACCGTGTTTTCTATTAGAACGGATATGATGCATATTGACATGAATAAATTTCTTAGCCATTACTTCTCTTCCATTCTTTCACAATATTTTTAATAAGGGATGTCATTGCGTCCTTGCCGTGATGTCCTAAGTCTCTCGCTTTTATCTCTGATCTGCGTATCTCACCTGGGATATCTCTCGTTATATCTAATTGCCAGAATTTAGCAAAATGATGAAGTGCTAGACCCCTTAATGCCCACATGTTCTTCTGTGTATTCACTAGCATTTCCTGTGGAGAAGTAAATATTTCATCATGCCAGTCGTTCCAATTTTTATTGATTCCGTACTGATACCACCAACCCTGATCGCCAAAGAATTCAGTAGATTCTCCTCTTTGATCTGGTGGTAAATTGCCCGATGAATCGAGCCATAATTCTCTTCTAACACCAGGCGGAATAAGCACTATAATCGCTCTGGGTTCTAGAATTGGAGTCCAATAAGATGCTAGTCGAAAACAAGTATCAAGACTCCCACCCGGTACTCCAAGATTTACAACTGGTACATCTATCGCATCTTCTAACTGAGCGGGCCATGTCCAATGTTCATGAATCCCTATACCAAAAGTATTAGAGCAACCCAAACACAAAATGGGATTTTCAGTGAGGTCTTCTATTTCGTCCCCTCTAAAACCCCATTTGTTGATTCGATATTCTATCGGTTTGGGTTGATCGTTCTTACCTAGCCAACCCGATTTCTTTAACTCATCTCGATTTTCTCTAAGATTCTGTTTCCAGCGATCTTCGTCATCGCTCGGATACCATTCAAGAGTACATGGATATTCTGTAACACCGAAACCAGGATTAGCGGAAGTTCCCTTTAAATAATGATCTGGAAGTCTCTTAGTATAACCGGGTCCATTTGCGTAACTCTCCATCACCCGGTGTTTTCCCATTCTTCTACCTTTTACCACCATGATACTCTACAGCATGTCCATTTTCAAGTAAATATGTATTAACTGATTTATCAGAGTATTCTCGGACACTCCAAATCTCACCTAGTATGCGACCAAACTTTCCCTTACTGTCATATGATTTGCAGACTAATTTGGCTGGTTGACCTTCAGGTGCAAAATTTCTAGCGAATTCATGAGCCGCTTTACCTCTTGCTTTTTCTTCCAAATCTCTCGTTCTGCTTTCCGGGGTGTTTATTCCTGCCAATCTGACTCGCTGATCTTTCAGCCAGACACCAAATCCGAGGTCAATGTCCACATCAACTGTATCTCCATCAACCCATCGATCTATGATCACTCTATATTCGTACACTATAATCTCCCTATTCTTTGTCTCGTTCCATTTTACGAACCCAACTCTGGAAATTATATAGGTCTTTCTCAATCCAGAAATCTACTTGATCTTTTCCGACTTTCGATTTGATGAACTGAAATGCTAATTCAATACCGATTGTTCCACCGACATGATTGCCTTCTGTAAAGCCTTGACGATAACTATACCATATTGCTATGGCATAAAGGGCTAACAGTAGCCCTATACCTTCTATTGAAATGAACAAAACTTCTCCTTAATCTTCGTATCTTATACCCATCGGTATTTCAGATTCATGAGTTCTATGCGTTAACCAATAAGTGATTTCTTCCCAGTTCTTAACAACTGTGTAATCACCTTTGGCATCCATATTGTGACCATGTTCCATCAAGTAAGTCTCAAACCCGAAATTAGCACCACATGTGGCATTTACAGGCTTGTCTTCAATCCATGGTGCACCTGAATATTTATGACTCAATTCTTCAAGAATTTCATCTTTATCATCACCGCAACCCAAATAGTGATATTCAATGAAGGTATCTTCACCGAACAACTTCTTCAAGTTCTGAGTTCTGAGATCCTGTGCATAAGGATCTGTATGCAGACTAGTCACGGCTACAAACTTATATCCGTATTTCTCTGCAAGCATTTTGATATACCACTGAGCGTCCCTCAATGGAGGTAAATATCCAATAGAAGCGGAACTGTTGAACTGACTGGTCAGCCTCTTGCCTTCGCTATAAGGCACATTGAACCTTTCGCTGACTTTGTACTTCAACTTCCAATCGTCAGTTGGCACCATGCCGTTATGCTGACACCAATGCATGAAAGCGACTTCCCAGTCTAAACAGACTCCATCGCAATCAGTTAATATCACTTTCTCATTCACAAACTACCACCCACTCGTTGCGTGTACATACGCATCTTTACAGTTATATTCGCCACAATAACATTGACCATTTTCAAAATCGGGGTTTTCAGGATCAAACTGATCTTGATAACCTTCTATCTGGGCTTGGTCACTCGGAGACAAATCTTCAAATTTCGTACCAGAAGGATTGCCTAGTTTCTCAATTAGAGTGTTGAGAGTCACTTTTAATTCGATATCTTGCATATTTAAAATCTCACTTTCTATAACCATTATATGACAAAATGAGTCAAATGTCAAGCACTTTTTAGCATAAAATACGGTATTTCTCTGCTTTTCCACTTAGCAAAATCCGCTTTCTCACCGAGATAATATTGCTGATATGCCAAAATAGTATCAGTATTCTTGTACTGATCTGGCATACATTGTGGTGGGTCCGTGAATGGTCCAAGGGGAATATTGTCGGGAGTCTTGGATAATACAAGCCTCAATTTGGAATCTGTGGTGTGAGTCTTACCATATCTGTAGGTGTACTCATCACACAGGGCAACAAATAGATCATAAAGATATCGGTAATTCATATTACCAGACCTAACCCATTTTGTAGACGGATGATTGATATGTGCGTTCTTGTATAGATTATGAGCATCCGCATAGGTATCACCGTCAAGTTGTCGGTGTGCCGTACACAACATCTGGGCAGATTCCAGTATCATCTTGACCACATGCTTGTCGCAATGTTGTCTAGCGGCCTTAACTGGATTTCTGTCTAAGTAGAATATATTCATTACCACAACTTTCCTGATTCTTTTGGTTTTCTTGCACTCATACCATATTGTATCAGGTTTTGAACTTTTGTCAAGTATTCTTTTGGTATATCGAATAAATCGTAACTACCATCTAACTCGCTGATAACATATTTTATCAATTCTTCAAGAGTAAGGAATTCTTTCCAAAACTCATATTCTTTGATGCCTTCTGGAGTAGGTTCATATCCTGCGTTTTCCGCAAATACCGCCTTCATACTGGGCAACTGTCGTTTGAATAAAATCATAAGATTGTGGCAGGTCCCACATTGTTCTCGGGTGCGTGGATTAGTTCCACCTGTCATATTCTGAGCATAATTATCACAACCAGAATTACAACATTTTGGTGAAGTAGTAGCACTTGGTCTACCTATATCATTTCGCACAGGAATTTCAATCTCATCCAAAATTGGCCAAGTAGACCGATCTTTCGGATCATATTGGTGTGTGGCTCGGGTATTATTCCGGATTCTCTTACCTACAGTAATAGTACCCAACTCCTTTTCAAAATTAGTCATGAGGCCATCCTAATTGGTTCGGGTGACTTTTTATTATATGTGTAACGATTCTGTTTCCTGAAATCGCCTGCAAGTTTACCCTTCTGCTTATGACACATATCGCAAAGTTCCATACAATTTTCTGGAACATTGTTCAAATGATCACCATCAATGTGATCTATCTGGGTAACACCAACTGCCCAAGGTGCCGCATCATAGTCAATGGGACACTCAAATCCCAATCGACCATCTTTGTTTGAGCAATACCCAGTTTTGAATGCGGTAACACCCTCTGCTAGAGGCAAATTTTTATATCCTCTAACATGACACATTGAACAAACTGGTCGCCATCTAGTACCACTCCAAGCGACTGGTTTTTCACATCCCTCGTTAAGACAACTGGGTCTATGATCTTTATTCATTAGCCTTGTTCTCGGATGTCCTGCATGATTTCAGAAACAGATGCTTGATCACCCTCGGTAAAAACCATTAATGATCGCTCAAGTCCGTCCCAATCGGGAGTTTCACCGTAGATGTAAGTATCTACGAGATCACGAACTTTTTCACCCGTTTCGCCATAGGCGTACCACGCTACTGCCATATTTTTTCTCCTTATGTTGTACGGCCAACCATGTTTTCGGCTGTTTTGAAGTAATCTAGTGACTCTTTGTAAGTCAAAATATTACCATCTATTAATTCAAAAGAACAATCGTAGTCCTTCACTTCACCGTTGACTTGGGTCCAACGCTTAAACATTTTGCGAATTTCTTTTCGCATAGATTGGAAGGGCCCATTCTCGGTTGTTTGGAGAGCGGTGAACCCTTCAACTTCAGGTTCTAGATCGCTGTCCAGATAAATTGGATTGTCCCATTCTGGAACAAATTTTTTGACATCAAAATCTATGTCATCTACTAAGTCCATACCAATTACATACTCTTCACTGTAGTCGGAAGAATGGGTAACTGCATTAGAAATAGAATCCCAAAAAGACTTATCGGCAGCCTTTTCTACAGTTACATTAGGGACAACATACACTTCGCCACCCTTGGACTTCCAGTAATTGGGACACTCACCAGTTCCGTCCCAATCATGTGCACCATAATTTTCTCGAAACTGGGTAGTAACAACAATTTTCATAAATTAATCTCTCTCTCAATTTGTTATACTACTATTATACTGGTTTTTGAGCAAAAGTCAAGTCTTTTTCAAAAAAAGAACTCTTTTGAAATCAAGAACTTACTAATTATTTTCATATAAATATGAGAAATTATGCTACAGGTGAGCGAAAATGAACAGATCCACACGATTTTTCCTGTTTCAAAGTAGAAATGAATACTGGATAGTCGATGAAAATACCCTCCAGCAAGTCCCAAAACCACGGGAAATGATAATCAAGAAGACCAACATTGAATCGGTTCGTGATTATGTGATCACGCTGAATAGAGAAAATCTTCCAATTGTTGATAAGTGTAGAGATCGTACTGAATGGCATACGCCTGAAGGCAGGGAGAGAATTAGACAAGCAAAAGTTGGATATAGAAATCCTCATTCTGACGGACTGACTGACGAACATAGACAAAAAATCTCTGAGACCATGACAGGTACCCGTAGAGGTGAATTTAACCCAATGTATGGTAGAAAACATACAACTGAGAGTATTCAAAAAATAAGAGCAAAAGCATATGAGCGACCAAAAATGCGTTGGTGTGTGGAACCCAATGGTAAATGTCATCTAATTCCTATTTCTGAAGAACTTCCAGAAGAGTGGCAATGGGGTCGCTTTTACGACAAATATAGACCTACTTGAGTTGGTCGCTAACACCATTTGATGTTACTTCGTTCAACATCTTCAACACATCATCAAAATGTGCCATTCTGCCTAACTCATCCTCGATAGTTTGCATCACATCTGGATGTTCTGCTACACCAACTGGACCTTCCATGAGAATTTTTACATTCTGTTCATGTCTGGCTTTCTGTCCTTGAAAATACGCATTGAGCGTGTGCTTGATTTGATTTGTATACGACATTATGCGGTCTCCTTTTTCTTTCTAGATTTCCTTTTCTTTTTGGGCTCGGGCTTATTATATTCCTCAATACCGAGTGTTGAAAGAAGTTTCTCTAACTTTGGATATAAATCTAGTAACTTACCATCTTTGACCGCTGTTAGTATAGCCGCTTCTTTATGATGAACACCCTCAAGAATCTGCAACCAATTCATCTCTTGCTTCCATGGAGGGAGATTCTTTATGTTGGCAGTAGGATCAGTAAACTGCTTAATTCTTCGCCATTCAAGAGTAATAGTAGTTTCACCCATTCCATCAGGAATATCGTCTTCTATCTTAGTAGTCTCTGGCATACCCTCTGGTAATCCCCAATCAGGTTTTTCTGCACCCACACCCCAACGAACTAAAGGGACAACTACTTGGTTCATCCCTGCCCATTCTTTTAACTCTGCGACTTGGGCAGTCACACCGCTGGCTTTGAATACCTCTTCAAAACCCTCGTCAATTTGTCTAACTTTTCTCATTATCTATCTCCACGATTGTAGCATCTTTCTTGCTTACAAAATTAATAAAACGATGACCCGGTACTACACCATTATCCTGAAGAGATTTGTATTCTGTCTCTTCTATGTCAAGTAATGGAACTATACTACCTTGTTTTAAATAGTACCACTTTGAAGGATCATCACAACTATGTATAAGCAATGCTTTAGTCTTCATCAGAACTCCTGTATGACATCCATCATGCCATTTAATTTATACTGTAAGAAATAATTAAACATCTCACTTCGACCCTTATCTTTCTGAGCAGTATACTCAAAAACAATCTGATCTTTTATCTCTTGAGGAGTTTGTGATAAATCTACCAGTTGCTTATTTCTGGTATATCCATGTGCCATCTCACCATTGACCCATTCTTCAGGCTGTTTCTTCTTCCATTCAGCCAATAATATCTTTCTGATAGGTCGCTGTCTTTTACCGGACACAAAAACATCATCATCAGATAATATGTTTGGAACACCATCACCCTTATCACCAACAATAATATGTTCCATAAGAACTTCATGAGCAGGTTCTTTGATCTTTACCATTCTTTTCCTAGATGGAGACCACTGAGAGACATTGCTATACTTCTGCAACTGTTGAAAATCATGATCACCAGATACAATTAAGACTGGTTTAGGTTCAGAAAACAGTGGTCCATCCTGTAAATCATTTGTCTGACTGTATTCGCACAATGCTCCAATAACATCATCCGCTTCAGCACCCTCGACATCAATTACGGGATATGGCATAAACTCTGCGATCTCGTTTCTGACTGCGTTAAGGGCATCGAAAATAGAATTCCAATCTAGACCACTTGCTTCTCGATTACTCTTTCGATTCGCTTTGTAAAGCGGATATACTTCTCTGCGCCAGTAGTGGCGATTATCACATGCTATAATGACCTCACCAAATTCTTCACCAAACTTTTTCTTGTAACTGCGTATGGTATTAAGAATCATATGTCGTATCAGCGGAGTATTAATCTCCGCATCGGCACGACCACCACTTTCTGCCATGAATGTACTGATGGAAGTTTGACTATAATCAACTATGATCACTTGATACCCTCCGTAGTGAACTGCTTATCAGTAAATCCAGCAGTTGGTTCATCGGAAGTATCAAAAGAAGAAAAATTATCTTCTGTCATACCCCTTTCCCACACAACACCGATATCTTTATAATAGGTGCCAACAGTTCGCTTGGGTGTACCATCAGGATGATATGCCATTGCTATACAGACTTGGCGGCACTTATGTTGTGCATCTGCACCATATCTATCATCAACCCAATCACCGTTACGAATATATGCTTCCATATGTCTGACATATCCTTCAGCGAATTTCAACTGTGCTACTGCACCCTTCTCATTTCTACGAACAGCGGGTCGCAAGTCAGCAATCTTCTCTCTTTGGTACTTAATCCAATTTCTCACATTTTTAAGTGAAAATGTTTCCTCGTCAGGAAGTGCAAGCACTGTGGGATGCACTCCCTTTGGAGGGCCAGATGTCTTCTGGCGTTTTTCTCTTGCTTTCGCAAGTCGTTCTGCCGCGGCAGCCTTCTGTTCTTCAGTCATAGGCTTTCGAGGCTTACGAAACTTCTTTCTTACGAAAGGTTTCTCTTCTCTAGTTTTTCTAGCCATCGTGTGGCACTCCTGTTTTTAATATACTCGTATATATTAACAGGTCTTGAGGTAAATGTCAAGCAAAACTTTTAATAGAGTTTAACCTAATTGATCTCCATTGACTGATTTCTGTGTCAAAAACAGTAATATTAGTGTCTGGAGCAGTAGACTTACCAGAGGTCGCTGGAACTACTGATTCTTGGAGAGTGGCTTTCATCACTCGTTCTGTACCATCTTTCTTATCGAAAATGATAGTCTTAATGCCTTGTTGCAACTCGGCAATTATTTCACTTTTATTCATCATTACAAATTCTCCTTCTTAGATCGCTGGATGAAAATCTGTGGTCTCGTTTATTAAAATACAACTGAATACCACGGTTTTTACAGATATCCCTACCTGTAAAATCTTTCTCTCTATATTCTACACCTAGTATGCGAATATCTATAGGTAATAGATTGAGAATATCTTCTAAATCTTGTTCAGTACTGTACGGTATAATCTCATCGACATACTTTACAGCCTGTAACTGCGTATATCTCTCGACTATTGTTTGAACGGGTTTATTCTTCTCTGGTCTATCTACGCTTGGATCAACTTGTAATCCCACGATTAAATGATCACATTGATCTTTTGCTTCTCTAAGCATTATGATATGACCAGCGTGTAACAAATCAAATGTTGAAGCCGTAAATCCTTTTATCATTATCTGTCCTGTGTCCATCCTAAAAATTGTTGATAACCACCAATTAACTTACCATCTATGAATATTTGAGGAAATGTCTTAGCACTTGGTGCCTTCTCAAATAGGTCGTCTGCGGTATAATCTTCATCTAACTTCAATAACTGCCACTCTGCTCCATCGATCTTTTGTGCTAAAACTGCCGCTTGATCACAAAATGTACAATTTTCTTTACCGTAAATATCAATCTGCATTATCAATCTCTTTCTTTTTTATCTCATCAAGTTTAGAGTCGGTCTTCTCCGTGACTTCCGACCACGCCATCTTGATTACTTTTGTTAGTCTTCCCACTTTCATCAGTTTGTGGAATTTCTTGCAAATCTTTTTCATCTTTATCCTTTTTCTTATCTATTAACCAGTCCAATTTTTGTTTCTCATGTTCTGGTAGATTTTCAGTACCAGAAGATGTGCCATATTTATTTGTTACCCAGTCTTCTATAGCACCATCATCTTCAGGCATAACTTTAATTACATGATCAGGAATGTCTGGTTTTTGCTCTATTGGATCATCTTCACCACCCAGAAAAGTATCATCGATTGGTTCATCATCCCAATCATCCTGTTCTGGTTCTTCCATCACATTCTTATTTACCACATCATCGTCTAATGATGTAAATGATATCATCTCACCTCTGCGTTCCATCCATATCATATTTGCACCCACTACTAATAATATAGCAAGCGGATCAAATACTAATACTAGTAATATTATCACAATTCGTACCGCTCTGTCAAGGGTATCCGTGTCATCTGCACCCAATATTAATTGTGATATGTACTTGATTGGTCCTACTTCTACCTCTAGTGATAGTTTCTCTTGTTTTAGTGGCAATAATTTATCGCTTAATGCCTCGATCTCCGCTATAGCACCATTGATTGTATCGTTTAGTTGATTTCGCTGTTCAGTTTGTGACTCTCTAACTGCAAGAGCACCATTTCTACCTCTAATCCTATCATATTCAATAAGAGTTTCAACAGTGGAATCCAATTGACCTATGACAGTTTCGGAGTCTGTTATCAGTCTTTGCTGATTAGTAATCTGTCTCTCTAGATTTTCAATATACAACTGATTATTACCACCTGCGGCAATATCATGCTCTATATGTGCCTTAGACAGAAATCCAAATATACCCATAGATGTTATCAGTGATAGTACAATCACCGCAAATATGAAATACGATTTCATTAACCATCGTATCTTTTCCCAACTACGATATAAGAAGGATGCAGTAACTAGTTTTGCAATCTCTAATGCCGAACCCATAGCCAATATGGGAATGGCAGCCGCTGGAAATATTGCCATTAATCCTACTATAGAAAACCATGCCGCTACAGCAGAAACAGCCAGTGCTGAAAATAATAAGAGTAAAAAGAATATCATTTTTGTGCCCTCTCTATAAGTCTTTCGACTTTTTCTGACAGGGTTAAGTTTGGAGTAGGAGCGATAGTGTCCTGCTCTACATCAAAAAAGTTAGTAACATCCTCATACCTGATCAGAGTAAAATTATCTTGATCTTTATATTTATTATACATTTTATCAACTGCATCGAATTTAGTCTTTACAGCAGTCACTACAGAATCACCATCGATACCACCTAATGTAACGAGAGGAAGAGTCATCTCATCCCACATGTCAGTAGGAATCCAGTGAAATCGCTTTAAACACATTGCAATTACCCAAGATCGTATTTGATCTTTTCTATTCCTTTGAATAAAAACTTTATGGTGTTTGATATTGTCTATAGCATCAAGACATACTTCTTGACCCTTATTGACTACTAATCTATCAAACGATTCTATGCGTTGTATATTGCGATAAAAGTCTTTTGTGTCAAGTAAGCAGTTTCCCTCGAAAAAATTCATGCCACCGTCTCTGGAGAGATCGCTGGAGAGCCCTTTGTAAATTATGTCATCACTAACACTCTTAAAACATAGATCCGTAATACCAGTGAGCGATGAATACCCTGTATCCCAATGGTCTATATTTTCAGTACCAGAATAGTAGATTGGGTGTTGTTTTGTTAATAGATATTGAAAATGCCAGGTGCCGTTTCTAGGACCACCAAATATGAACATATGCTTATCAAACATTAGGTCTCCATTCTATAGGTTCAAAATCTTTCAAGTGGCTCATTCTCAATCTTATGTGTAGCATATCATTGACACAATTAGGGTCATTTCTGTATTGCCACTGTAACAAAAATTCTTGCATCTTTGCGGCGTTTCTTTGATCATATTCAGCGATAGTTTCTTTTCTTAACTCACCCGCATATTCTTTAACTATCGTTGAACTACCATAATATTTTTCGTATAACTTGTCCGTCTTGCATGAATACCCTATGTAGTATCTGCCGTCTGGGAAGTATGTGCAATAAACTCTGTGCTTCTTTTTCTTTGCCATAATGTAGACCCAATCATTTCAAGTCTACTATTTATCTCTCCTCACAAAGGTCTTTACATATCGCTTTTGGTGTACCACACGCTAAATGATTCCAGTATAACTCATTTAGTACCCCATTGTCAAGTACTTTTTTCAGATTTTTGTCTTTTAAACTCGCTCTCTCATCATTGTGTATTGCTTGACTACCAGTCATACAGCATGGATATACTTTGTCATCCCATGAGATAAAGACATGCAATTTTTTCTCGCTAAAGTCCTTATTATCATCAATATTATATGAAAAGCAAGTCTGTACCATATTTCTCTTTTAACTCTCGTACTTTCTCTGTCATATCATATGCTGGTGTCAATGTGTGAGTTCTAGTGCCTCCAATATTATAGACAGGTAACTTCTGCTTATCCGAGAAGAAAACTTTATCATCTTCTAGCGTAAAATGTAAATGTCTACTAAATGGATTTGGCCACTCATTTATAAACATCTCTTTTAATCTGTATTTTATAGCCATTTTTATAGCATCTTCTAAATGATTCTTATTCTCGTTAAATAACAAAAACTGCCAACTGGAATGTTCAGCAACGCTTGTTTCAGAATATGCGGATAAATTATCCATAACATTTTTCCATTTAACATTTACACGATACAACTGATTCGTTTTCTCATCGGTACCATCTAAACCAAAAACAATATTGACTCCTAACTTTCCTAATCCAGCATATGCTTCTGGCTTTCCAATTCCACCATTAGTAGCAATATCTATTCGTAATTTTGGATTCTCTGATAATAACCATTGACATATTTCTACTATTTCTGTACATGCCATGGTAT